TAGGAGGCTTAAAATGAAGGTTATTGGTCTAACTGGCTTCGCCAAATCAGGAAAATCAACCGCTGCACAGATTTTGAAAGAACTTGGAGGCCAGGAAGTCGCTTTTGCTAAGCACCTTAAAGACGTTTGCGCTGTTGTTTTTGAGGTTCCGCGAGATCACTTTGATGACCAGGCTTTCAAAGAAGTTGCGTTCGATCAGCCTATTATCGTAAACCGTGGACAAATAGAAGATATCCTTCGTTATTTTGACGTTGCTGCGCACCATATGCCAGCTGCTATTTTGGCCCACAACAAGACACAGCTTAAGTCTCCACGCCATGTCGCTCAATATGTTGGGACCGAAATTCTTCGCTCTATTGACCAAAATATTCACATCAATATGGCATTCAAATTGAATGCGAATTCGACCGCTAAATTCTTGGTTTGCTCAGATATGCGATTCGACAACGAGCTTCGAGCAGTNNCAAAATCTACATCCTTCAGAGGCGGAGATTCCAAATCTCATTTCTCGCTCGGATCTTATCGTCGAAAACGAAGGTACGATTGAAGATCTTCAAAAGACTGTTCGAGACGCAGCGCTCGTTTATCTAGGTGTCTAAAAATAAAAAGGCCCGATGGGAACCATCGGGCCGATGCTAGTATCGGGAGTTGATACAGCAGGAATTACTCAGCTAGTTTACCAGCTGCACGCAACGAAGCAAGAAGCTCGTTTACTTTGTTTGCAACATCCTCTGCAGTAGCAGTTGCAGGGTCTGCAATGTCTGCTACAGCCGCAGCAATTTTATTTGCAGCGTCCGATGCGGCGGCAAGTTCTTCACCGGCTTTTTTATCAGCCAATGCGACTACCATAATTTCTTTTGTACGTTTCGATAATGCCATGACATCTCCTATGGAAAAGACACAGTGCGAAATTGCGCTGTGACACGTTTATCTTAAGGAGAAGATTACTACAGNNCCTACCTGAGTTTCAGGGATTCTTTTGGCAAATTCGTCTTGCCAATAGGGAAAGTTCTTTTCCAGGTCCCAATCGTGGTTTCCAGGAATTACGACTTTATGAGAATAGTCTTGAAGCTCAAGCCAAAGCATGAACTGTTGAACTTCTGACGGGCTACCGCGACCAGTAAAGTCGCCGGAATGTAAAAGGATATCCCCGCCTTCAAGCTTGAACTTGCCGTGCTGATTGTGCGTATCCGACATCAGGTCAATGATAAGTTTGTCCATAGGAATATCCTCCAGCGGACTTATATCATAGCTGAGTAAATATTGATATTACTTAACTTTATTTTTCTTTTTACGATTTTCGTCTATAGTTAAATATTGCAAGTTCCAAGGAACATGAAGCCCACATAGCTCTTTTCCTTGCAGAGGCATTATATGGTCAACCTCATATCCTATCGGACATTCTTCATATATTTTCCTTATTTGATCCCAATGATCTTGGGTTAACCAAAGAGGAGTAGCATTCTTTAGCGCAGCGCGGCGTTTAGCGTTAAAAAATTTGTATCTTCTATTGTAGGCTTCTCTATTTTTATTTTTATATTCTTGAAAATATCCAGGACGCCGCTGATCTCCTACTAATTTTCTATGAGTTTTAGATCTTTCCTTACATTCTTCAGTATTTTCTGCATAGTATTGTTTTTGACGAGCAAGGATACGGTCTTTATTTGCTTCGTAATTCTCTTTATCTCGTCTTGCGTAAGCATCTTTATTGGCCTGACGATGTTTCTTTCTATAGCATGATTTGCAGGTAGAGTCTGCATACCATTGAGGTGTTTCTGTAGTTTTGCAAACACAACATTCTTTCATGGCTAATTCCTATACAAAAAAGCCCGTTAGTTTCCTAACGGGCCTATATTTTGTTGTTATACTAATATCGCTTACGACAATTGTCCAGTGATATTTTCAATTAGGACGTTCTTCCTAGGTTGGTACATCGCGAGTGACAAGAAGCGGAAGTGCGCTTCAGGCAAGCTCAGGTCATTAACTGCAAGTTTAAGCTTGCTGTAAGGAGCCAATTGAGCGATTCCCATAGTGTTACCTTGGATCAAGAATCCAGTAACAGAACCAGGCTGACGGTTTCCAAGGTCACGGAAAACAGGGTTTCCAGCACCTTGAGCAATACGACCGATGAATTTTGCAGAAGCGGCAGATCCACCAGCAGCAGAGCGGTACACATTGTAGTATTGTGCGCCAGCAACAGCAGTGATAGTCACAGTAACCGCGTTACCTGCAGCAGCAACTGCTTGAGCAGAAGCAGCAGAAGGCTGCGATTCACCGCGCATATTTACAGCGGTAACGTAGTAGTTGTAAGTTGCAGCATCAAGCAACGATCCAGCTGCACCTGCATCAGCAGTTGCGATTGCCGGAGCAACAGGGCTACCTGCGCGTGCGCGTGCCGGACGAGTCTTACCGCTAAGGAAGCGAGAAGCCTCAAGGCTAACGATTGCGCTAGAAGTCCACTGAGTACGCAAGTGTGCGCCAGTAGCTTCTTGAGCCGAACCTGCGAGCATGATACGCTCTTTTGCGTGCGCAATTTTGTTATACGCAGACAAAGAGATAGGATCAAGGATCAAGCGGTCAGCAGCACCCATGTTCATTGCAGAACGAACAGAGCTATCTTCGATGATCGACTGAGTCAGAGTTCCACCTGCAGACAGAACGACAGTTTGGTCTGAACCAAATTCTGCGAACATCAAGTCCTGAGTGTTAGACTGAGCGTCAGATTGACGAACTTGTTGGTCAACACCAATCATGTTCGGAACTTTTGCAACAGCAAGAGGGTTTCCGTCGAAAACACCTGCGTTCGAGAAATCAGCTTGTCCACGGAACAAGTCGAATTCGATATCGCCTGCGAGCTTCATAGCAGCGTCTGCAGCAGCGCGGTCTTCGGCTTTAACACCGTCGAATGCACCGATCAGATTTGCTGCAACGGTAACACGACGAGTCGTCGAGTAGTATGCCATAGGCACAACTGCACGAACGTAGTTCGATGTGTCTTCTTCACCGATGCCGCCTTCAAATTGAGCGGAACCGCCAAAGATACCGTAGTCAAGCTGACGGTTAAATTGGTGGAGTTGCGATTTCACGTCTTTAGACGGAAGAATCTTTTGCAACTTGATGTGGCTGTCGTCAAAAGTGACGTTTTGCATGACAGGAGACAAGTCTTCCGTCATCAGCGCAGCACCTTGGGCTAGTTGGCCTGGAGCAGCGTTATAACTACCTGCTTCGAGGGCTTTCATAAGGGTTTGGAGTTGTTCAACCATTTTTAAATCTCCTTGTTTCTCTTACCTTCTGCGTTATTTTAGCAGGTGGCTAATAGTGTTAATGTTACTTTGGTTAAGATAGTAAGCGTTAATCGCCTCTCTATCGCTCTTACTAAGTGTAGGATCTGCGGCTTTCTTGCTCAGGATCGAAGTGATCTCTGATTTTGAAAGTGATTTCTCTTCCGAAGCAGACTCACTTTTAGTGATCTGTTCTAGCGAAGTGATTGCCTTCCCTTGAGGCACTTTCTTAACCAATTTGGTCAAGAATTCCGAAACTGTGTCCAGTGACTTTTGAAGTTCTTCAACCTTTGCCTTGTTGGCAGCAGCTTCCGATTTCGCAAGTTCCAGTTCAGGATTTGCTTCTGATTTTTGCATACTCATATCTCCACATTTGTCGATCTCTGCAGCGGGTGCGGCAGGAGCGGCTTCAGCTGCAGGGGCAGCAGGAGCAGCGTGGGTATGTTCTGCACCGATTGCGTCTAGCGCTCTAACGCAAGAATCATGATGTGCAAGAAGTTCCGCTTTGGACATGCTCATATACATGGCGTCCATTTGTGCGATATCTTCTGCGTCATAACCACTTGCTTCATCAGCTTGAGCGGCAGGTGCGGCTTCTTTTGCTTCAGCTGGTGCTTCTTCCTTTGCAGGAGCTTCACCTTCTTTTGCTTCAGCGGCAGGAGCTTCTTCCTTACCTTCAGCTTCAGGAGCTTTCTCTTCCTTAGACTCTTCTTTTGCAGGAGCTTCGGACTCTTTTTCAGGAGCTTTATCTTCCTTACTTTCGTCTTCTGCTTTAGCAAGAGGAGCAGGTTGAGCAGACACTTCGGCCTTGGCCAAGTGGGACGTAAATTCCGTCTCAACGGCCTTGATGAGTTCTTTTAACTCTTTCTCTGTGTACTGCATTCTGACCTCCTAAGTCGTTTAATTTGTTACGGATTAAACGCCTTTAGTTGGCCAATACAATTCGTCAAGTTCCACTGCAACAGCAGCTGCATTCATGTTTGCTTCAGTAACCGCAGTTCCGTTTGCAAGTTCTTTCAATTGAATTGCAACGCCAGTTTTGATAGCTTCAAATTCAGCAGTCAAAAGATCAACGTCGGTAGGAATCGGGTTGTTAGCAGCAGTCAATTCATAAGCAACTTCAAGTTTATGAGGTGCAAATGCAACTAGGTCGTTACCAAAAACGTCCTTAGAAACTGCGTCAACTGCTCGAATACGGAGAGCGATCACTGCTTGACCAGCTGCCTCGTTACCAGCATCAGAAAGAAATAACATCGGCCATCCTTGCGCATCGCGTGCAGCACGAACGGTATCAATAGCAGCAGAACCTGCGAATCGGACTTTGAGCTTGTCAGCGACATCGCGAAGAAGTGCTTCGGCTTTAGCTGTACTTTTCATCTTTTAACTCCTTATACAATAGGGTTGTGTATATGACCTATTAAGTCATTGATTTACCTATTTAAGTTTAAGACGCACATAAAATAGTGTATAAAATCAATATGTTAGACCTTAAAAGTTGCCAAAATTGATTTCAGGTCCTATAAAACCGATGCAGATTTTTGGTCAAGAATTGGCTTTGAACCAATCTTTGATATAAGAAGTCTGGAGATCTAATGGCTACATTTATTCATGGCATCGCTGCCTCAGAAAATATCGACAGTTCCGGTGAACGCATCTCAATTGCGGGTATGGATATTTCCAGCCTTGAGAAAGATGGCGTATTCAATTGGGAGCATAAAGCTGACCAGCCTGGTCAAGTAGTCGGTAAAATTCTGAAAGCTAAAAAGATCTTCTCGGACGCAGATTGCGAAGACGATTATCAGCTTGAATTTTGGAAAAAGTGTGGAGTTCCGTACCTTTACGTGATGGGCGAACTAATGGATGACTATAAAGAGTCTGCCAAAGAAGTCGCAGGAATGTTCAGATACGACCTAGATCGCAAAAATCAAAATGAGCGCAATATCTCGAACTTCTCCATCGAAGGCGCAAAAATCGAAAAAGTCGGAATGGACATTGTAAAGTCTATTGCGCGTAAAGTCACGATTACTGTGACGCCATGCAACAAAGCTGCGGTCGCATCTATGGTTCCTCTTGAAAAGAAACCTAAGCGCGGAAGCATCGACGAGCTTTTCAAAACTGAATCTATCGAAATCGAAATTCTTAATAAAGACGAAGGATTCGGATCTATTTCTGGACCGTCTTCTCCATCTTTAATGGCTTCAGAGCTTAAAAAAGATCAACCTAAACTTACGGTCGCTCCACCTGTCCCATCCCTTGGCTCCACCAAATCAGGAAAAGCAGTATCGCCGACCGCAAAAATTCATGAGTACAAGGATTTTTCTGAACAGGATCACCGCGATGCTGCGACCATCCATTTAGATATGGCCTCTAAGCTTGGCGAGAAAGATTTTAAGACTGCGCAGTTTCACAGAAACAAAGGTCTTCTGCATAATAGCGCAGCGAACACTTTGATGGATCGCCAAAAAAGAATTACCGCTGGAAAAGTGTCTGCTCCGGTTCCACCTGCGGCAGCGCCACAAACTACTCCTCGTCAGGCTCCTAAAATTCAGACATCCGTTCAGCGCCCATATGCTCTTGTCGGAAATATCAAAAAAGCTTTAGACGCAGGTTCTGGAATGGCGGCACCTGCCGATCTAGTCGGTCTTCCGGCTTTGAGCAAAGAAAATCTTGCTAAGAAAAAAGAGAAGTCTAAATGGCTTGCTCGTGCCGAAGAAGAATATAAAAAGTGGAACAAGCGTGAAGAGTTTGAAGGCTTCATGTCTAAGCGTATGCCTCACCTTACTAAGGGCGAAATTCGCGCAATCGGTCAGGTTATGGTTTTGAACAAATCGCTTACTCTTGAAAAAGCACTCAATGATTTGGCCGGATATGACAAGCTATCAAAGCAACTTTCTTTTGGTTCTCCTATGGAGAAAGCCGGTGGAAAAGATAGTATCTATACTTTGATTTTATTTGAAGGATGTGATCTCCATGACATTCTTCATTGTTCTCATTTCGCTACAGACGATATGACTGGTGATACTTACGAAAAAATTAAAAAAGCCTGTGACGAGTATTTTGAGAAGGGCGCAGAAGCACGCGAATTAGAATTTAAGGAAGCTGGCGAACTCGGAAAAGAAAGTCAACGGGTTCTATTTTTAACTGGCGGCGATCCTTACAAAGATCTTTTTGAAAAGCTTAAAGAAGTCGCCGAATACAAATATTCGTCTTTCAGGCCGCATATTTCTGTCACTTCTAATGTTGATGAATTCAAAGGTAAAGCGTCTAGCTTAGTCATCAGTGTTAATGGACAAGTGAGAATGAAATATGACTTCAAATCTGAAGATAAGATCCCTGGTGGACTTGCAGACAAGAAGAAGCCTAGCGATTTTGATCCTAAAAAACTAGAAGAAGGCATCAAAGTCGAATCTGAACATACTTCTGATCCAGAAATCGCAAAAGAAATTGCGATGGACCATCTAACAGAAGATCCTGACTACTATCAAAAACTCAAAAATGTTGAGAAAAAATAAGTAGTTACATTTCTGCAAACTATTTTCATAAAAATCTGAAAATTATGCTTGCTTTTTTAAAAGCGAGTGTGATATAGTATTCTTGTACCTGAGAAGTGACGGATAACGGTTACTTCGTATGTTAAACGAGAGGTCGCGGGTTCGAGTCCCGTCATGGCAGTAATGTCATGTAGCTCAGTTGGTAGAGCGCTAGCCCGAAAGGGCATTTCCGTGCCAATTTTCTCTCAAGTACACTTTGTTTTGTTATTTTGCACGAAGAAGTGAAGTTTAGGGTTACTTCAATTGGTATTGAAAACACACCCTGGCTGTTTTTCTCTTCGTCTTTTGTTTTGTTCTTGAAAGAAGTGAGTGTAAGGGTTACTTCGGCTTACAAAACGTACTCTTGCCAAATTTTCTCTTTCGTTTTATTATCGTAGTTAGGAGGAAACTATGTCCAAATTCAATGAAACCGTCGAGCGTGAGCAAATCACTAATTATATGGGCGCAAAAGCCTATAAACAAACTCCGAAAGAAGAGCTTGCTTTTGCAGTTCTTACGACTTTTGTAGAGTCTTCCTACTATGAGGCCAAAGATAAGCGTCTTGAGCGCATCCAGGCACTTGTAAAACAAATTGCTAAAAAAGATCCTGAATATGTTGCAAAACTTGCCGTGTACGCACGTACCAAGTTCAATATGCGTTCAGTTTTCCCTGTTTTGGTTGGCGAATTGTCAAAAAACCACAAAGGTACTACTTTGGTTCGTCGCACTATTGCGAAAGGTACGACTCGCGTCGATGATCTTACAGAGCTTGCGGCTTACCTTGGCGCGAAGGAGCTTTCTTCTTCCGTTAAACGTGGCATCGCAGATGCTTTAAATAAATTCGATTCTTATGCTATGGCAAAATACCGTGGCGACGATAAAGAAGTTTCTCTTGTTGACTTGGTGAACCTTGTTCATCCTCGCGCAAACAATGAGAAAACTGCTACTGCTTTGAAGGCGTTGATGAACGGTGAATTGAAAAATACTGACACTTGGGAATCCCAAATGTCTTCTGGTAAGTCTGCAAAAGACACTTTCAATGATCTGATCGACCAAAAGAAACTAGGTTACATGGCGTTGCTGCGCAACTTGCGAAATATCGTTAAAACTGGCGATTCTGCTTTGGTTGAGAAAGCTGCCGCTATCATTGGCAACAAAGAACAGGTTTTGAAGTCTAAGCAGCTTCCTTTCCGTTTCATTTCTGCGTTCACTGCACTCGATGAGATTGGCGAAGAAAGCTTCAATTCTGCTCCTGTTTTGAAATTTGAAAAAGATTCTGATGCCATCGCTACTTTGCAAAATGCCATCAATAAGGCCCTTGAGGTTTCTGTTGAGAACATTCCTTTGCTTGAAGGTCGCACGATGATTCTTTCCGACAACTCTGGCTCTATGGGCGGAGACGGTGGAGGATCGTCACTGGTTTCGGCAATGTCGAAGCGCAATACTGCGAACATCGCAAATCTTTTCGCGACTCTTTACTGGAGCCGTGCGAATAACACTTTGGTTGGATTGTTCGGTGACAAACTGATTACTCCTTCTTTGGATCGCACTAAATCTATCATGGAGAACTTTAAGAAAGTTCAAAAAGAATCTGAGAAGTGCGGACCTGCAACTGAAGAAGGTGCTTTCACTGCTTTCGAGCAGCTGATTAAGAGCAAAACTATTGTTGATCGTATTGTTGTCTTCTCTGACTGCCAACTTGGCCGTGGATGTGCTTTCTTTGACAGCAAAGGTCGCCAAGGCGCTGGCTTCAATAGCTTGGTTCGCCAATACCGTGAGATCAATCCGAATGTTCGCATCTATACCGTTGACCTGAAAGGTTACGGAAATTCTGCAACTACTGACGAAGGTATGTTGAAGCTCACTGGATGGAGCGAGAAGATTTTTGAAATTATGGAACAATCTGAGATCAAGCCACAAGCTATGGTCGAAGAAATTGAGAAACTTGAAATTTAATCGCGGCGGAAAGGCCGGAGTATAACCGGCAGAGGTTCCTCCTTTCGCCCCTTCGTCTAGTCTAATAGGACACTGCCCATTTTTCCTAGGAGCGGAGCCGTGCAAGTCGGTTTGAAGACTACTCCGCATTTTTTATGCTAAAACAAGTAATTGTGATTAGAAAAGATTTAAACATGCGAAAAGGCAAGATGGTAGCTCAAGGCTCCCACGCTTCCCTTGGCGCATTCAGATCTACGCCCGATTTTGTAACAGAGGCCTGGTTTTATACTGGCCAAACTAAAATCTGCGTTAGCGTAGATTCGGAAGAAGAGCTTCTGAAAATTTACCAACAAGCCAAAGACGCAAAGCTACCTGTTTCTTTGGTTCGAGATGCTGGCCATACTGAACTTGAGCCTGGAACTCTGACTGCTGTTGGTATCGGACCTGCTGAAAATGACGCAGTAGATCAAATTACTGGATCATTGAAATTGCTCTGACCTAATCTTCTATTTGTCGGAATAAACCTCTGTACTCGGCGGTGCCCTTCGGGGAGTAAGAGCCGTAAATCGAGAGTAAAGCCGACATAAAATACTTGACACGAACTGTGATGTGATATACAGTAAGTGTAAAGAGATCGCCGCAGATGTTGATAAAAGCGGAGATCAAAAATGTTACCCCTGTACGGATATTACAGGAAAGGACGAATATGATTTTGCTTAACGGCAAGCCCCTCGACGTTACTGTCTTCCCTGACAATACTTCCCAAGTCTGGAAGTTGTCCGATTTTCTTCTCAAAGAAACAAACTGGTTCCATATCACCTGGGAATATACTCAGGAAGGTGATCTTTTGCGCATTGCGCAACTTAAAGATCTTCTCGATTCCTACGGTCACAGATCTTGCTTGCGAATCAAATATCTTCCATATGGTCGCCAAGACAAAGAGATCAGCAATACCGCTACTTTTGCACTCCGCACATTCGCTAAACTTCTCAACTCTCTCAATTTTGAAGAAATTATCGTCATGGACCCACATTCTACTGTGGCTCTTGATTTGATTAAAAATTCTCGCGCTGAATATCCAAAGCGCATGATCGAAGAACTCATCCACCAAGGCTACTGTACTTTGGCTTGCTATCCTGACAAGGGCGCACGCACGAAGTACACTGAAGTCTATAAAGAATTGATCGGAACTGCCCATGTTTATGGTGAAAAAGTTCGAGATCAATTGACCGGCAATATCACAAAATATGACTTGATCGGCGGCGAGCGCGTAAAAGGCGAAAAAATTCTCATTATTGACGACATCTGCGATGGCGGCATGACGTTCAAAATCCTTGCCAAGGATCTATTGGCAGCGGGAGCGGCAGAGGTAAATCTGTTCGTTACCCACGGGATCTTTTCTAAAGGTCTCAGAACATTAAAAGAATCAGGTATTAAAAACGTATTCTGTCAGGATGGTGAAGTGACAGAGTATCAACAACAACTAGCCTATAGGAGATTATAAGCTATGAAACACCTTATTATGCCCATTCTGTGCGATTTCTACAAAATCAGCCACAGAGCAATGTACCCTCAAGGAACTGAAGTCGTGTATTCGACTTGGACTCCTCGCGCAAGCCGTATGAAAGACGTAGATCACGTCGTTTGGTTTGGCGGACAAGCATTCTATCAAGAATATCTTGTCGAACTTTTCAATGAACACTTCTTTAAGCGCCCAAAGGCTGAAGTGATCGCTGAATATGCTCGCGTTATTAAATTCACGCTGGGCGATCAGAATCCTGAAACAAAACATCTTGAAGAGCTTCATGATCTTGGCTATCTGCCTTTGTCAATTAAAGCTCTTCCTGAAGGAACAGTTGTTCCGCTTCGTGTTCCAGTAATGACTATCCAAAACACTGATCCACGATTCTTCTGGTTAACCAACTTCGTTGAATCTTTGGCTTCTTCGGAATTGTGGCAGCCCTCTACTTCAGCGACTATCGCACGCGAATATAAGAAAATGTTCGATAGATATGCGATGGAAACCGTAGGAGATGCTAGTTTCACTCCATTCTTGGGCCACGATTTCTCTATGCGAGGTATGTCGAGTCTTCGTAGCTCAATTATCAGTGGAATGGGTCATTTGACCTCTTTCGTTGGAACCGACACTATCCCTGCGATTCACGCTGCGGAAGTGTATTATGGCGCGAATATTGAGAAAGAGCTTGTTGGAACTTCTGTTCCCGCGACTGAACACTCAATTCAGTGTGCTTACGGCGATGACTATGAGTATCTAAAACGTATGCTAACTGAAGTTCATCCTTCCGGCATTGTTTCCATTGTTTCTGACGGTTATGATTTCTGGGATGTTATCGGTCGCGTGATTCCTTCTTTGAAAAATGAGATCATGGCACGTAAGGGTAGCCCGATTGTTGATAAAGTGGTTATCCGACCTGATTCTGGTGATCCTGTTCTGATTGTCTGCGGAGATCCTGATGCTCCAGAAGGTTCTTTGGAACGTAAAGGTGCTGTTGAGGCACTGTGGGATATTTTCGGTGGAACTGTAACCAAAGGAGGCTACAGATTGCTCGATTCTCATATCGGTTTGATCTACGGCGATGCCATCACTCTTCGTCGCGCAGAAGAGATCATGGAACGATTGAAGGCTAAGAAATTTGCTTCAATCAACGTCGTGTTCGGTATCGGTTCTTACACGTACCAATACAATACCCGCGACACTTTTGGTTTCGCACTGAAATCTACTCTTTGCGTTATCGACGGCAAAGAAAAACAGATCTTCAAAGATCCAAAAACTGATAACGGCATTAAGAAATCACAGAAAGGCCGCGTGGTTGTTCTGAAAGATGGAGATAGCTACAAGTTCATGGATGGATTTGGATTGAACGATGTAATCGCCGGAGACCAATTGCGTGAAGTCTTTCGCGATGGCAAGATCCTTGTGAAGGATACCTTTGCCGAAGTTCGCGCAAGAGTTGCGAGCGCAAAATGATTATCTATAAAAAGATGTCACTTTTTGATGCACCCGAAGGATCAATTTTGGTCCACGGGTGCAATGCCCAAGGAGTCTGGGGATCTGGTATCGCCGCTCCTTTTAAGGCACGGTATCCAAGATCCTGGAAAGAGTATAACTCCTATTGTCTAAAGGCTCTTGAAAAAGATCCAAAATATGGCGCAGTGGGAACTACTTTAATTACCAGCCAGGAGAACAAGAGATTTGTTGGGTGTCTAATTACTTCTTTTTCGTATGGGAAAGATAAGGATTCGGTAGCTGACATTGTTGCCCAGACCTTCTTGGCACTAGATTCTTTGTTTAGGCAGGCAGCTGCACTTGAAAAACCTATCTACTCGAACAAATTCAATTCTGGTATGTTCAAGGTAGACTGGCAATATACAGAGAGATGCCTGAAGTATTTCGTTAACAGATACAATGTCGAGTGGATCGTATGTGATCCAGAAATGGAGCAGACATGAAATCATTGATTTTAGCACTACTACTCTGTAGTACCGCGCAAGCGAAAGAGTTTACCTTCACTTATCATTTCCCTTATGGGACGCAACTTAATAAGTTCGTTCTCAAACAAGACGGAGATTCTTGGGAAGAAGCCTACAAAAAGGCATCATTCAAATGCTTGAATCATTATCTTGAAATTGTAAGACTCAACGAAGAGACTAAGTACGATATCGTTGATACGTGCGCAAATCCGAGGTAAAAATGTGGCAAAATGCGTTTCAGTATCAGAGAGAACTTCTTGAGAAAGCTGCAAAGCCAAATCAGGAAGCGCATGATAGGATTCAAAAATTGATCTTAGAAGGTCATCAGATTACGATGACCGGATCAATGACTGGGCCGTATACTCAAAGTACGACCTATTTTATGTCTAACGGAGAATCGCACACGATTGTAAGCGCGGCCTCTTTAGGATGGGCGTATTCTAGTCCGATTATTAGGGTTTGAAGAACCGTTTGTTGACAACAGGAAGATCGTCAAGGTGAATCCAGCCGCCATCCATGTCTTCCATACGAAGGCCATGTTTTTCAATAAGTGGAAGTAGAAGCTTGCGCATTTCTGCACATTTTATTTTTCCTTCATATCCACCAAAATGAAAGTCGATTGCGTGGCCAGTGCGATGCGGAGAATTGGGCACTTTCTTTTTGGCCTTCTCTTCTGCGCTTAGATTTTTCCACACTTGAGTTTCATAGATGTAGCGATTATAGTCCTTGCCGTCCCATTGATTTCCAGGGATATTAGCTTTTCCAGGACGCATGAAAGCATGAACATTGATAGGCAAACGCTTGCCAAGCTGAGCTTCGATTTCTTTAGTGATAGCAGCTACTTTATCAGCAATACCCTTAATAGCTTTCTTTTCTTCTTCGGAAGGAACGTGCATGACTCCCCAAGATGGAAGAGTAAGGGCTTCGCTTACTGAAAAACGATCATTGATTTTAGCTTTTGGATCTGCCCAGTTGATTTCTTGCTCTTGGACTACTATAGTAGTCTGAACTACAGGTTTTTCCTCATTTTGGACTACTATAGTAGTCTGAGGGGCCTGCGCTGGAGCAGCAGGTGCAGGAGCTTTGAATCCAGAAATTGCCTGAATGATTTGGTCAATTATATTTTTCATATTTCCTCTTGCGTTTTGTTTCGCGTTCCCCTATACTCAATGAAGATTAGGAGGCTCTTATGGAAGTAAAAGTCTGCAATATGCGTTCTAGCGAATTTGAAAAAGATCTTATTTCTTCAATTTCCGACACCGGATTTGTGGTTTTGACACATCATGGTATTTCCGAAGGGCTAATTCGCGAAGCACAAACTAAATGGCGCGAATTCTTTCTTCAAGAACAGATTTTTAAGAATCTCTTCGTCAATGAAAAAGATCCCAATATGGGATATAAAGGTATGCGCACTGAGACTGCTGTTGGAGCCAAAAAAGCAGATCTCAAAGAATATTACCATTGGAAGCCTGGACAGCATATGCCTCATGAAGTTTGGGAATCAACTCTTCGCTTGTTTCATCAGCTGGAGGATGTTGCTGGCCAAATTCTTCGTGTAATTGACAGGGAGAATCAAAAAAATGGCGAATATACAAACTATACTGACGACTGTTACCAGAGCGATAACACGATCATTCGATCACTTTACTATCCAGCTATGGATTTCAATTCTGATCCTGGTGCTGTACGCGCAGCGGCTCACGAGGACATCAATTACATTACTCTTCTGGTCGCTGCTTCTGCGCCTGGTCTCCAAGTTTTGGATAAAGCAGGTAGCTGGCACGACGTACCGCACGAGGAAAACTCTATTGTGATGAATGTAGGAGACATGTTGCAACTTGCGTCTGGTGGAAAATATTCCTCTACTACTCATCGAGTTGTGAATCCTGAAAATAATACGCAGGATCGCGTATCTATGCCGTTGTTTGTTCACCCACACAGTCATACTCGTCTTTCACCTACTAAAACTGCAGGTGAATTTTTGGCTGAGCGAATTGCAGAAATTCATGGGAAGAAAAATGGGTAAGTTTAAAGCTTACCTTTTAGAAAACGAAGAAGAAGCTATGCCGGAGGGACCTTTGAGCTTACCTACTCTTTACAAGAAAACTAGCACTGGAGCAATTCAGTATTGGACAATTTCAGTTGAAGAAATTGCAGGAAGACACGTAAATTATCCTGTTGCGGGTCGAATTAAGACTGAATATGGACAGGTTGGAACCGACAGTCCTCAAGTGACGACAGATGATATTACTGAAGGAAAGAACTTCGGAAAGAAAAACGCTACTACGGCGATTGACCAAGCCTATAAAGAGGCGCAAGCAAAATGGGAGAAGCAGAAGAAAAAGGGATACGTTGAAACTCAAGAAGCTGCACAAGCAGAAGAAGTAGATGAGCTTATCGAGGGCGGAATCGTTCCTATGTTGGCTCATAAGTTTTCTGAGCAAGCTCATAAAATCAAATATCCTGCTTTCGTTCAGCCTAAGCTGGATGGCATTCGCTGTATTGCCATAGTGAAAGATGGCGCAGCGACATTGTGGACTCGTACTCGTAAGCCTATTACTTCGGTTCCACATATTATTCAGGAGCTTGAAGCAGCTTTCGAGAACATGGACATTATTTTGGACGGCGAGCTTTACAATCATCAGATGAAGTCTGACTTTGAAAAGATCGTGTCCTTGGTCCGCCAGGAAGAGCCAGGCGAGGGACATGAAATCGTTCAATATCACGTTTATGATATGGTGAGCGAAGAAGACTTTAAATATCGCTATGCCCAGCTTCATAGAATGTTCCGAATGTTTGAGTTTTACTCTCTTCAATTGGTTCAAACGGAAGTTGCCCAAACAGAAGATCAGGTTATGGAATTTTTTGATAAATACCGTGGCCAAGGATACGAGGGCGCTATGATGCGCAATGTCGCGTCTAAGTACGTGAATAAGAGATCTTACGATCTTCAGAAAGTCAAAGAATTTGATGACGCAGAATTCCGTATTGTTGGAATCGAAGAAGGTCGAGGAAAGCTTGCAGGTCACGTTGGCTCGTTTGTCTGTGAAATGGACAACGGAAAAACTTTCCTAGCAAAGGCTAAAGGTGCTACAGAACGCCTTAGAGACTATTTTGAGCAGCACGGTCTTTGGCAAGGCAAAAAGCTTACTGTTCAGTATCAAGGGCTTACAGGAAAGGAAGGCGTGCCGCGATTTCCGGTAGGAGTTGCGATTCGCGACTATGAGTGATAAACTAATCAAGGCGGATCTAGGTCCGTATGCAAGCAGAATTTATAAATTTCAACTATTTTCGGAGTATTACATGAGTGACAACAACGCATTAAAATTTTTACACTTTAACAACACAGACCTTATTAGAAGCCGCAGGCCTCGCAGTAAGCAGACTAGAGAAAAAGAGCAAAGCCGTACAGTTGCAGCTTTAGCTGTTTCTCCTCATGCGATTCGCAAAGCTATGGCCGATTTCTTGCTCGCAGAAGCTGGACAGGAAGTTACCATGCCAATGGCTATCGGAGTTACACTTGTGAGCTTTGACGATATGTACAATCGTGCAAAAGGTCGCGATGAAGCCGTTAAGCAGATGACTGAGTTGGACGTTAAGATTGAAAGTATCAACGCAAATGAAACTCATCTCTACATCAATCTTGCGCCGGTTAAAGGTGTAGCTTTGACTTTGAGACTGAATCGTAAAACTGGATTCAGCAGCGTTCTTGGCCAGATTGTTGGTGCAGGACGATAACGGATGCGGGGTGACTGGAAGTAGTGCCAGACTAGCCTCATAAGCTAGATAGATGCAGGTGCAAGTCCTGCCCCCGCAACCAATTTTGTACAGTATTTAGGATAGACCTAAGCGAGAGTTCGCGAAGCTGGGCAGTCGGTGAACGCCGAGGCATTTTTAGCAAAAAGGTTCTGCAGAGCCTACCAGGAAGTTACGTCCTGGCTGTCCTTTTATGATATAAGGTAAGCAAATAGGAGACTATAATGTCACACAGAAAAGCTAAGACTGCACCGAAGATTTTTTTGACAGATCAAAAAAAGCTGAAAAATCTTGTACTTACTGCAATGGGTGAAATTGCTGACGCCGTAGGTCGCACGATGGGTCCTGGTGGACGAAACATTCTGATTGAATCAGATTTCCCTGGAATCCCAAACAAAAATACCAAAGACGGAGTGACTGTTTTCAAGTCCTTGGGATATGTTGATTCCTATAAGCATTTGATTACGGAACAAGCTCGCGATGTTGCTCAACGCACTGCATCTGAGGCTGGAGATGGCACAACTACCGCTACGGTCTTGTCGAATGCGATCATTCAGAACATTTTTGAATTCTGTGAAAAGAACCCTCGCTATTCTCCTCAACGTGCAGCGCGACGAATCAAAAAAGTAGCTGAAAACATGCTTGCTCCTTACATTGCTGAGCGTGCAATTCCTATCACTGAAGAAAATAAGCACATGCTTAAGATGGTAGCTAATATCTCTGCCAATGGCGATCAGGACATGGCTGACGCTGTTATTCAGGCATTTGAAGAGATCGGATATGGCGACGCTTCACACGTTACGATCCGCGAAGTATCTGGTAAAACCGGATACAAAGTAGAGCGCATTGACGGTTTCCCCATTGCTATGGGATATGAAGATTCTATTGGTAAACTCCATACGGCATTTATCAATGACCAAGCAAATCAGCGCTGCTACATGGAAAAACCTCTTTTCCTTTTGTTTGACGGTCAGGTCAACGATATCGTGAACATTCTTCCAATCATCAACGGTCTTGGTAAAAAATACGTGGAAGAAGGAAATTCTGACTATAAAAACCTAGTTATTTTTGCACACGGATTCTCAGAAAACGTACTGACTACTTTGGCTTTCAACTTCGCTGACCCTGGCACAATCAACGTGATTCCGATGGTTACTCCTATGGCCCAGTTCGTGAATTCGCAGCTTCAGTTCTTGATGGACTTGAGTGCTTTCACTGGCGCTAAAGTTTTCGGCCTTAAAGATCCTATCAGTCAGGCATCTCTAGAAGATCTTGGCGGTAGAATGGATTTCTTTGAAGCATACCGATTCCGTTCTACAGTGGTTGGTGATCCTGATCCTGTGAATGTTGAAGTTCGCGCAGAAGATCTCAGAAAAATGAAAGAAAACGCAGAATCCAAGGCAGAAGCTGGATGGCTTGAAGAGCGCATTGGAAAGATCACAAACGGTATCGCAAAGCTTACCATTTCTGGAGGCTCCAATGGCGAGCTTAAAGAGGCTCATGACCGATGTGAAGACGCGGTATGTGCGGTTCGTTCTGCTATTTCTCATGGCGCGTTGCCTGGTGGATGCCGAATCTCAATTGACATGGCTCTGAAGCTTGCGAATGAACTTGAAGAAGGCGATCCAGCGCGTGAAGTTTTAATGCCTTCGCTTTTGACACTTCCTCAGCGTCTTCTTGATAACGCAGGATATCATGCCGATGATATTCAGGCTATCATCGCGAAATTAGTAGAGAATCCTGATTTAGTGTACGATATTGAGAACGAAAAATTCGGAAAAGCTGAAGAATTAGGCCTATTTGACGCCACAAAGGCAGTGTCTGAATCTTTATCTAATGCGGTATCTATCGCAAGCGTTTTAGGGACTATGGGCGGAATCGTCTGTCATCCTCGTGACGCTGAATTTGAAAGAAGCGAAGCCAAGGCTGACGCTGAATTCATGCGAGTTTCCGAAAACCCACACGCCTATGTAAATGAGGCAAACGAGCGTCCTTAATGAAACCTTACGGTTATAAAAAAATGCGCAAGCCTCCAGGAGATGGATGTCACCTGTGCATGAAAGGGCTGTCTACTGCAAGTAAATCAAGTAAGACAGCTAACAGACGTAAGGCAAAAGAGGCGGCGAAAAAAGAAGTAGAAAATGCAATTCGAGACACTGACATTAGCTCAAAAGAAAGAACTCAGTGAGTTACTTTTTGCTCCGTTGTCTTCCGCTCAGGAAGTCAAGGATTGGGTGCGCTTTTTTCTCGGACTAGAGCTTCCTCTTGAGATCACAGATCCAGACTCAACGTCTTCTCCTTTGGATGCAATTTGGCAAGTCTATAATGCGTTCAAAACCAATTCTGGCGACGTAAATCCTGGATATATCCTATTAAGCTGTCGTGAAGGAATGAAGACCGTTTCGGTCGCAATTCTTGAGACGCTTCTGATGCTTCATTTTCAAATTGAAATCGCACATGCCGCCGCTATCGAATCACAGTCTTCAGTTGGTCTTGGCTACATCTCTGAATTTATCGCCAAAGTAAAGCCTTTGATGGAATTCGCTGGATGGATTCCCGATACAGCGAACAAACGTACTATCAAGTTTAAAACGCCTCAAGGCAAGATTACTTACATTAAAGTTTTGATTTGTACAGTTAAAGGGATGAACTCACTCCACGTTAACGCTCTTTTCCTTGATGAGCTTGACTTGGCCGATCCGAAAGCATTGAAGCAGGCCAGAAACATTGTTGGTTACTCCAAGGGCATTTTCGGTATTACTGTTTATCTTTCTACTCGCAAGTACGCATTCGGTAACATGAATGATGCTATCGAATCTGCCGCAGAAAAGAACTATAAAATTATCAAATGGAATATTCTTGACGTTACAGAAGCTTGTCCTCCGTCTAGGCACCGCCCAGATGAGCCTAAGCAAGATATGTACGTCGCTCAGAATCTACCGCTGAGACAAATGAATCAAGAAGAGTTTGATTCTATTCCTGATGCAGAAAAACATAAATGGCATAAAGTAGAACAGGCCCACGCTGGGTGCGTTGGCTGTCCATTGCTTCCTGTTTGTCGCAAGCGTTTATCTGAAAAACCGCAGACCGCTACTGGTGGATTCTACAAACCTATTGTTTCAGTTATTCAAAAATTTCGCGATAATGATCCCGATACCGCCGAAGCAGAATTGATGTGCTGGAAACCTGGCTCTGAAGGATTGATCTATCCTCGCTTTGTTTCGCAGGTAGGTAAGGGTAATGTGATCGACTATAAAGAGGCGTATGAGACTCTTATGGGTCCAACGTCCAACAAACACATTACAGAACTCACTCTTCTTCAGGCTATGCACGATGCGGGTATTCCATTCTACGCTGGCGTGGACTGGGGTTATACGCATGATTTCGTAATTATCATTATGGCAATGCTTCCGAATGGCGAAGTTTGGCTAGTAGATACTTTCGCATCTCCTGGTTTGGAATTTGCGGATCAGCTTGAAATCGCAAAATCATATCGTGATAAGTACAATGTTCAAGCATGGTTCGTTGACCAAGCGATGCCTTCGCACGCAAAGTCGTTCACTAAGAACGGTATGAGATGTCCAAAGTTTACAAAAGACGTTTTGGGCGGTATCGAGGCGACGCGCTCAAAAATCACAGACTCTACTGGTCGTCGTCTCTTTAAAATTATCAGTCGTCCCGAAAACAAAAAAACTATTACTGCTTTAACTAAACACAGATTCCTTTTGGATGGTCANNAAATGGCCAGTTAAGGGCACCCAAAGACCTAGCGTTTCTTGGACTGAAGCTGAGCGATATGGCCAAATTCAAAATCCGACAGTGACCGAGCAAATGAAAAATGAAATTGCCTCTAGGCTGGTCGAAGGTGGAGCGTCTTTAACCAGTCAGTCTGGTAAAAAAGGCGGACTAAAATGGAACTTTTAGTCGGTGTTATATATAAGATAACGAATAAAATTACAGGCATGTCGTATATTGGACAAACTGTCGGGGACTCCAAAAAACGCTTATATCATCACGCTTCAAAGCACAGCAGATGCGCTAGATTAAAAAGCTCTATAGCGTCGCACGGTATAGAAAATTTTGAATTACAGGAGGTCGAGACTGTTTTTGGTAAAAATCCAAAAGATCTTAGATCCCTTCTTAGTAAAGCAGAAATTAGATGGATAAAAGCGCAAAATACATTGTATCCAAATGGCTACAATTTAACTTCTGGAGGACACGATCCAGTAAGGTCTAAGACGGTAACAAATAGGATAGCCAGAAAACATTGGAAACCAGTTATCTGCTTGGAAACCAGCCAATCTTGGCCATCGGTAAAGGCGTGCGCTGAATATTTCAAGGTTAAACCTAAGCAAATCAGTAGAGTTTTAAGAGGTCAAAGGAAGCGCCTGAAGAGAAAATATACCTTGACCTATCATATACGGCAATCTTAAAGCTGTAGCACGCTTATGAGGTCTAATAAATGAGCAAATTAAATTTTCTAGTATATTTGAACACTTACTCGGACGCAAGCGCCAGTAACAATCCATCTCTCAGCAATTTTAAATGGACCCGCGAGATTACCGGCATCCCAGCCGCAAATCCGGTTTCGGAAGCAATTGGACTGGCCCCTGGTGAATCTAAAACGCTTTTTAACGGCACTAGAACCCTTCAAAGCGATCTAACAACCGAATTTGACATTGCCTTAAAACCTCTAAGTGCAAGTAACTACAGGATTTCTTGGTCTGGCGGCACTGCCCCACAGTTTAGAACTCCACGCGACCTTCAAACAGATGCTACAACCGAAATCACCGTCACCGTAAATGGACCCATCGCTACCTTTGCCTCAACTGGTGGAACTCCAATGGATGTGACAAGCGTCGTTGTTGGCGATCAAGTCAGAATAGGCGATCAATTTAATACACTAAATCAGGGTGCATATAAAGTCATCGCAAAAGGCGCAAATTCTTTCACGGTAGAAAACTTTACAGCCGTTAACGAAGGCCCAATTACTCTTGGTGCCGGTTTTGCTACTCAAATCGCGATCTACAGCGCAGCTGGCGTCCAAATCGGCGATACTCTAGTCCTTACATCTGGTTTTTCTCCGGTTACTTTGGGATCGTACAAGATCACAGACGTTGCTGCAGATTACATTGAATTTTACTCCACTGGTGTTCTACCTGTTGAGTCAAGTATTTTGGCTCCTGGGATGGCAATTTACTCTGCCGCAAAAAATTTAGTTTACATTGAATCTAGCCAAAAAACGGCTATTACGATCAATGGCTCGATTGTAAGCAATCTGGAGCCTTTCATTATCAACGACTCAAAACAGCCTGGCGTTTTCATGCTCAAGTCTACTGTTTATTCACTCGAAGTGACTAATAACAGTTTAGACACTGCGTCATTGTTTGTGGCCTCAGTTGAGTAATGTGATATAGAGGCTATATGAGCGATAACCAAGAACAAAACCCAAATCAGCCTTCTCAAGATGCGGTCGCCGCAGCAGCAGCTATTTCCAACTCTGTGAAAAACAAAGTCGTTTTTGCTTTGTCCGAAGAAGCTGGTGAAAAGCTTGAAAAAGCAGGATACGAAGGCGGCAGCGGCCAGCTTATGTATGCGCTTCAACAAGCTACCGGCTCTGCTTCTAAAAAAGCACCTGCGCTTGCCTTTACTGAAAACCCTGCTCCGTCAGATAACTACCTTGGATTGTACAAATCTAAGCGTCGTCTTTTGCCTGATGAAGTTCTAAAGCAGATCCGTGTTACCGACCACTTGATCGCTGCGATCCTTCGCGCTCGTAGCTCTATGATGGCATTGTTTGGACAACTTCGTCCAGACCGCTTCAATATCGGTGTTGAGCTTGTTATTAAGCCTGATTTCTTTAAAATCCTTACTCCAGAGCAGTATGAAAAAGTTATTGCTCGCATGAAGCGTTTTGAACAGCTTCTTTTGAATTGCGGACACACCGAAGGCGTTGAACTTCAGGAACGTATTACTCTTGCCGACTTCCTTGGTGTACAAGCCGGTAACGGTTTGACTTTTGGTCGCTTCGCGACTGAGGTCATTTACGACCGCGATGCTGAGCCAGATGCAGATGGTAACTATCCTTTCTTCCGTTTCCGCCCTATCGACGTTGCGACTATCGTTCGCGCAGTTCGTAAGGGCGAATATGTTGGTAACAACCTACGTGTTACTGCAATGCGTGCGCTTGAGTCATTGACTGGCGAAAAATTCAAGATTGATCCAAAAGCATTGCAAGAAGACAAATATGCCTGGTTACAAGTTATTGACGGTACTCCGCGACAAGCTTTCACGCACGAAGAAATGCTTGTTTTTGATCTTTTCCCATCTACTGATATTGAGCATAACGGCTATCCTGTTTCTCCTATTGACACTGTTGTTAGTTCTGTTACTACTCATATTTCCATTGATGCTTACAAGAAGCTCTATTTCCAAAACGGTCGAGCGTCTAAAGGGATGTTAGTTATCCAATCGGATGAAGTTGACCAACAGACTCTGGACAATATGAAGCTTCAGTTTAACGCTTCAATCAACAGCGTATCGAATTCTTTCCGTACACCTATCTTTGGTGTTGGTAAAGAAGATAAAGTCGAATGGCTTTCAATGGTTGGTGAAGGAGCGCGTGATGCAGATTTCCAATTTATGTACGATCAAGTTGCTAGGAACATCCTATCTGCTTTCAGTATCTCGCCAGACGAACTTCCTGGATACGGTCATCTTTCAAAAGGTACGAACAGTCAGACACTTTCGGAGTCTAACAACGAATTCAA